AATTTTTATTAACTTTTTTTGATGTTGATTCTACATCTACTAAATTATCTTTTAATCTTATAGCTTCATCTACTTGGTCTTGAATAGAATCAGCTATGTCATTTTGAATTCTTTGATCTGCTGTACTTAATATTTTAGAATCTGCAATTATTTTTTTCTTAGCATTGATAAGATTTCTAATATCCGCTTCTATGCCTACTCTATCTTTTTGAATTTTTGCAATTCCTTTAAGGGTACCTAATTCATTTTGGCCTGTAACATAATTTTGATTAGCAACTTTAGTTATTGAGTTGACTGATTTTAAGATTGATAATCTTTCAGCTTTTTGGAATTTTAGCTGCTTAATTTGGTCTTTAAGGACATTAGAGATATCCTGCTGTTCATTTAGACGTTCAGAATCAACCCCCGCTTGATCTTTTATAATACGCAGTTGTTCCTTAATTAGTCTATTTTGATCAGCTAGTAATGCATTTATAGATTTTGCATTTTTTTTAGTACTATCTAATTTATCCGCCATGGAGGTGTTTTATTATAAATATTATTATTTATAACTTGTTTTACCTTTGTATGCTTTAGATTCTTGAGCAAAGGCAGGTGTGTTTACTGTACCATCTGCCGAGACAAGGGTTTTGTTGCCTTTACCTTTTCCTCCACTTTTTGCATTTTCATATGCCTTTTTTTCTTCGGAATAAAAGTCGGTAATTTCTTTGTAAATGTATTTTCTTAACCAAATAGGTAAGTCATATACTGCTTTAAAATCATATCCACCTTTGCCATGAAAGACAATTTGATGGACCATTTGAAATAAATTTAACCTAAATTCAGGAGCATTAGTTGTAGTCAGGCCAAAAAAAGTTAAGTCCTATAGGGACTACTACCTCCTCTCCATTATCCAAAATATAGGATAAATTTACATCTGGTTGACTTTTTTGGATATGATCTCTGAATGCTCTAGAATCTCTAGCTAAAAATCTATTATCTACAAAATCTCTAATATCTTTTTTTTCTTCACTTCCATCTACAGAAGTAATAAGGTGTTTTAGTCTTGTAGTTAAATCAGCTGTATCTTCTTTTTTTAATTTTTTAAGTCCGGCTATTTCTCTTTCAACTTGTTTTTCAATTCTACCTGTAGAAATTTGATATGTTAATACTGTGCCTGTAGAAGGAGTTGTAAAAGTAAATTCATTTTTGCCTGCTTCAAACATACTTTCATCAATTTCTCTATTTTCTAGAGTAGTCATGTCAAGAGTATAATTTTGTCCTTTTACTATAATATCATAATCCTTACCATATCCTAAAATACGAGTAGCAATTAATAAAGCATTTTTATCACCTACGATTAAATCATCAGTGTTAATATCCTTATTTACAATTACAGATCTTAATAATTTATCAAGTACTGTACCTTTTTGAATATAAGATTGATTGGAAAGAATATCTTCTTCTTTAGCAGTCATATATTTAATTTCTACTTTACCACTAGATAATGGATTGTCTTTTGCATAGATTAGACCTTTTGATGGTAGTTCTACCTCTTCGGTTGGGAATTTAAATTCGCTCATATACTTTATTTAATTAATAACGTTTATTATACATATACAATATAAAAAAAAGCTTGACCGAAGCCAAGCTATTTTAAAAAAAAGGAGGGGTAAATTCTTTTTTAGAAGTTTAGTATACAGTAATCTGGTTGTACTGTTAATTGTAATTCTACAGCAGCACTCTCATTATCCCAACTGTAATCACCGAAGTTAGCTTCTGTAATTAATGCACCTTTGATAATCCATTCAGATACGATATCACCTACAGGTCCTAATACGTTCATAGTTAAATCTTTCTTATAAAAATCACTATATCCGTCTCTACCTGTTACTGATTCGTGATGTAATCTAACCCATTCCATACATGCTTGTGCACCTGATGGAGTAATTGGATCAAATAACGTCATTTGAATTGTATTCCAAAGTGTTTTACCTTTAACGTATCTTGCAACGTTAATATGGTTTAATTGAACTGTACCTTGGGTTAATGAAACAGCTCCCATACCTTTTATTTGGTATGAAGGAATCCCGTCAACATATAGGATAAACCTATTCTGTTGCTTTGGTTCAAATGCTGTATAAAATATTTCGTTCGGGTCTAATACTGCCATTGTTGTTTATTTTATTATAAATATTCTATTCTTTTGTTTTTTATTCAGGAAATGTTGCTCCAGTTGGTAAAACGTTGAAATCTAGAATTACAAATTCCGCTGTTTTAGTTGGTTGTAAGTAAATTTGACCTACTAGCTCATTTCTATCTATTACGTCTGGTGTATTATTGGAAGCATCCATTACTACTTTAAACGCGTATAATCCTTGTCTTTGTTGTACTGATTCTAAGTATGGGTTAACTTGTGCCAAGAAATTATTTCTTGTTGAATTTGTATTTTGTTCAAATACTAAGTTATCTGATACTTGTACAATATAAGATTTTAGTGCTATTAATAATCTACGTACATTTACTCTATCTAAAGCACTTGCTCTTTTCTGTAATGTTTTCTGTCCAAATACTACAACTCCACTTCCTGGGAATGTAGCTATTGGGTTAACATTTGCTTCATATAAAGTATCTCTGTTTCCTGATGTTAATTTTCTTTCTGCTCTTACTACACTTCCTAAAGCACCTCTAACTAAACCTGCTGGTGCGAACCATGGGTCTGATGATGCATCTGTAAATGCGTATACTGCTGGAATATACGTTGAAGCTGGCGCCCAAACAGTTTGTCCAGTACCTGCGTCGACTGTTTGTAGCCATGGCCAGTAAGTTGCTGAATATGAAGTATCATATGATGATGCTTGTGTAGTTACTGAGTTGATTGTAGAATTATATGCTACTAAATCTATTACTGAAATACAATCTGTTCTACTTTGTGCTAATGCTACTATTGAATTAACTTGTGATGCATGTAAAGATCCTATTAATCCAGGAGCTGATATTACATTAAATTGATAATCATCGGCATTAGTTAAAATATTAATTGAAGCAGTATAGTCATCGGCAATAATACCTTGAATGTTATTTGCTGTAATATTTTCGTTAAATAGTGCTGTATTATTTTCAATATTTTTACCTGTAGCGGCTGCAAATGAACCTGATCCTACTAATGGTAAACTTCCTGTAAATGCTGGTTTTATTGAACCATCATTATTAAAATATTGTGGTGTTGGTGTACCAACGCTATCTACATAAATATAAGCACTTCTACGTGGATAATTACCATTTGTTTTTACATAGTAATCTGAACCATCTTGTTCTATACTAAAGTAAGTATCTCCAATTACCTTACCAATATAATTAACCGCTGTTGGGTCCATTGATAAGTTATTATAAGTTTCTAAAATGGATTTTTGATTATTAACATCATTACCACGTCTAATTAATAACGAAAATTGTCCTGATGATGTGTTTACTGAAGCAATTTCCCATCTTAGGTTATCAGCTGATCCACTTGGTAAAGAACCATTAGCGTTTACTGTGCTGAAACTGTTCATAATTTCACCTTCAGAAATTGTTTTTAAAACAAATGCTTGTTTTTGATATTGAGTAGCCGCTGAATCATCCCAAGCGTTAGCCATAATACCACTTTGATTTGGACCAGCAGCACTACCTGAAGTAAATGCTGATGAAAAAGATCCAGTAACGGCTCTTGATACTAATAGTGATTCACCACCTTGAGCAAAATAATTTCTTGCTGCGATAGAGTTTAGATATGTGTAATATTGGGAACCGCTTTCTACTGCTCCTCCAAAAATAGCCTCATATTGTGAAAATGAAGACACCGCTGTTGGAATTTGCACAGGACCTTTAACTGCCGGTCCTATAATTGCTGCACCAAAAGTTACAGGTCTTGATCCAATAAACGACTGATCATTTTCTCTTGCTAATACACCCGGAGATATTAATGTTTCTGCCATTGTTATATATTATATTTATTTTGTTTTATTATAAATATTAAAAATTATTTCAAAAAACTATTTTATTGGGATGATTTCTCCTTTTTCTAAATCAAGATTACCATCACCATATTTTTCTGTAAGTTCTTTAGCGAGTTGGTTTTGATCTACTCGTAATTTTTTAAATTTATTTAATATTTCTTCTTTTTTTTCTTCCAATAATTCAAATTGTAATTCAATTTGTCCTAATGCTCCTACTATCTCATTTGTTTCATTTTGATAGTTTTTTAGTTTTGAAACTTCTTCTTCTGATAACTTTTTATTTGCCATAATGTCTAATAAATTTTATGTTGGTTATAAATATATATAAATAATTAAAAAAAATATAATTATTGTAAATCTCTTAAATTTCTTTTTCTATGGTCATCAGTTGGGTTTTGTATAGGTTTTCCTGCAGTTTCTATATTACTAACTGTTTCTGTGTTAATGGTAATTTTAGCTTTTGAATTATATACTTTAGTTGCATTTAATTCTTTTTGTATTGTATCTGGTAGTATGTATCCTCTTAATCTAATATTAAAAGTACCAGTAACTAATCTATCTTTACCTTGAGTTAATTCAGTTGCTGTAGTAAATGTATCTATAAATGCTCTAAATTGAAATCTTTCAGGCATTCCCCAATAAGCATCTGAAGCGTATTCACATGCTTCTATTACTTTATTTAATTGCTCCATATAATATGTCTGAATTATACAGCTATATTCCATTGTAACATAATCTGGTTGTGCTACAACATGGAATTTTTCAACAGGTTTTCTGTTATTTAAAGTACCAAAATTACTATAAAAGTTTTTTGGACTATATTGTTTAGACCATTTACCATATAAATTGGGTTGGTTTTTT